TCGCAATTGCGCCTGCCTGTTGCCTTAGTGACGACACAACTGCGCCGATGCTTGCGCCTATTTGTGCCCCTGGGATACCTCCCGTAATACCGCCAATGCCAGCACCAATGGCCGCCTCCGGCCCACCAAAGATGCCTGCGGCTACAGCCGTGCCTGCCACTTGGGCGCCAGTTTTAAGGCGGCTACCAGCCTGACGGTTCCTGCCTTCAGCCTTTGCGATTTGGGCATCAAGCCTGGCCGCCTCAGCCGTAGCTTCTTTGAACTCCTTGCTTGCAATATCAACAGCGCCCGCAAGCTCTCGCCAAGAAGCGGAGTATTGCTTGAGCAGAGTTGTACTGCGGCCAGTTGTTTCCTCTACTTTTCTTAGCTCACCAGCCAAGACACTGAATTTTTGTGAGCTTGCGGTTGCGTTTGCAGCAATCTTATTAAGCTTGTCGCCAAGACCTTGCAGTACAGCTTCACCCTCGGTCTTGATGCGGAGCCGGATCTCGGTGGCGATGGTCATTTGCTTTTCCGGTTCATTTCGGCTAGTGCTGCTAGCTCCATGACCTGTACGCCTTCAAACATGGCGACAGGATCTGCTACTGCATACAGCTTACACAACCATTCTAAGCTCGGGTAGTGGAGCCCAGTAGCCCCGCCCATGCCAGCATTCCATTGGGTACAAAGGCGCAGGAACATCGTTACAATGTCCCAGTTTTCTTCCCAGACTTCAAAATTATTCTCAAGGGGTTCCAAGGAAGCAGCAGGAATCTGCTCAGGGCTTATGCCAAGCCCCTTAAGGTCAGATTCCCGCTCGTCAATAACACCGCCAGTTGCCCAATGCTTAGCGGCGTCTTTTAGTTTTTTGCTGGCGCCCCCATAATGCTCTCAGCGTATGCCGAGATCAAGGCCTTCACAATTGCATGATCGTCACAGATCTCCTTTTTTGATTTTTCCGTGAAAGGGACGTCCTTGCCGTCCTCGTCCTTGATTCCATCCCACCCTTGAAGGATGGCATCAATCAAGGCATCGTCGCCTTCATCAACTGTTTTGTTGAAGGCGCTGCGGCTCATCTTTTTAAATACCGCGTCAAACGTTTGAGTTTCAAACTTGCCGCCGTCAACAGGTATCTCTACCTTGATCGGCCACTTGTAAGACGCGGTTTTTTTTAGAACAAAAGCCATGAGAATTAGGTGAATACCACAGAAACCTCGTTGTTGCCAGCGGTAGTTGGCAGAGCCAAATACGGCATTGACAACGAGATAACACCATTGGTGTCGCCGTAAGCGCAACCAGTGATGTCCGTTTGCGGCGCGTTGACAGTGACAATGTTACCAGCGCCTCCGCTCAGCACAAGGCTGGTGCTGCCAGTGGCCGATGCAACTGCTTTTCCAAAGAAATCGGTTGTGCCAATTGCAGGCGCTTCAATCACAGCGGTGCCACCAGGGGCACGGTTTGTAATCAACACCTCTTGGTTGGAAGTTGTTTCTTTGTAAAGCAGCTCGTTGTTTAAGGCCAAATCAAAGGATTCGATCCGGCTATAAGCAACACCATGGAAGGTTGAGGTCGTCACGTTCGTGTCATTAACCTCAATAGCAGCAGCTTGGTTGGCAACAGTAAAGGTGCCGCTCAATGCTGTGCTGTCAGGGGCGTTGTAAATACCAATGAATTGGAAGCTAGCAACGGCAAACTGACCAGCAGTCATGCTAAAGCTGACGGTCCCGCGAGCACCTGTGATTTTATGACGGGTGCCATCGTAAAAACAGTACAGAGTGGCACTGTCAAAGCTGCTGCTGACACCAGCGTAAGTAACGCTTGTGCTTACAACAATAGTCTCGGACAAACCGGCTGCCTTAAGCAGTGGCCCAAAAGCTGGAGCTGTGCCTGCGGTGCCAGAGCCAGAAAGCTCTACATCAAAAGTGATGCTGACGCGCTTGTTGGCCACCAAGGTGCCACGGGTGCTACCACCAATAAAACCTTGAAATGCAGCAGCCTGCACATTGTCAGATTCAATCGGTGTTACTTCGACGTTGGTGACTTGAATTGCGTTACTGCCTCCAACGGGCACTGGGTCTGTCCCGTAGGTGCTCTCAATCTTCGCTACTAGGAACTTCTTGCGAGTCAGTGCCATTGTCAGTGGGGGCGGGGGGTTCTGTGATCAGTGTAAGGCTTCCGGTCTTAGGGTCAAACAAGTAACTGCCGCCTAATCCGGGGGTGGGCACCTCTTTGTCAATTTTAGCCATAGCACTAGGCGCTGGTGAGCAAAGTTCTGCTTGTACGATAGCGCACAACGAAATCTTGGCTGATGATCGCCAAGGGTATGTCTGCCTCAAACAGCGCAAAGTCTGTGCGGTCTGGCGTCAGGTCAAGGGCGTAACCATTGACTGTTTGATCAGCCATCAGCTTTTGATGCACCTGCTGCGTGTATGTGTCGGAGTCGTCGTCAGGTATGGCCGCTCGGATCAAGGTGCTGATCCGCACACGCAAGGTCCAATCAAGCTTGTCAAAAAAGTTTGTATCAGTTGGCTGATCGCTGACTGCCTCAACAATCACAGCAGGCACCTCACCACGGGCTAAGGGCTCTACACGGCTTCTGTAGACCGTTGCGCCTGCAATGGTGTCTAGGTTGGTCTTAAGCCTTGCAAGGATCAGTTCGCGGCGTGTGTCAGCCATGGTTACACCTTGCTTAGCAGCAGCTCGCTAAATAGACCGTCATCAACCGGCAGGTTTTGCCTGACCGTGTAAGAAGCACCATCAACCGTAATTGCACTGCCACGGACAGTGGCGCTGACATCAGAGGTCTTTGCATAAAGCAAATACTCCCGCGACAACGCCATGCCGCCTGCTAGCTGCTCCATTGGCGAATCCAGAATCCCAACAAAACTTGGATCTGCACCAATTTGACAAGTAACGCCAAATTCGTCAGTGTTAAGAAATGCAAGGGTGTCTGTAATCGCCATTAGGATCAGTTGCCGTACTTCTTGCTGAACAGCAAGGTCACGGAAGCAGTAAATGCAGGTGAGCTGGTGCCACCGATGGTTGCTACAGCGCGAACGTAACGATTAACGTCGTTTGCGTTGAAGCTGAGCTTTTGCTGCGAGGCCGTGCTTGTGACTTGAGTAAAAGTCGCGCCAGTGATGTCGGTAAACGTGGTGTTGTCAGGCGAGTCTTGCAGTTTGACGTTGTAGGTCGGGGTTGTGCCCGCAGTTGCTGCGCCGCAATCAAGGATTACGACAGCATCGCCTTCTGCGTCATTACTGCCCTGCAAGTCAAAGCCAGTGCCGTTGGCGTTGGCAGTACGAGACAGGGTTGGAAGCAAGCTACCTAGGGTTGTTTTAGTTCCAAGGTTGTGGATCATTGGTCTTTCTCCGTTTGGTGGTGAGTTTAGCAGGTTGAGGCTCTTGGTCCGTAATCACAACTTCATGAGTAGCAGGAGCTGCCATTGCTTTTCCAATACCAATTAACAAACGAGAGGCTTGGTCACTGGTTTCTACGATGTCGCCAACGCTGACCTGGACGAGGTCAACAATGGTGCTACGCAGCATTTGGATACGCATTGGCTGCTCCTTGGCTATCAGGACATCTTGCAGATTGACTCAGGATGACGGATGGCTACGTCATAGTCCTGCATGGCAATCACACGCACAGTTCCGGCGGCAGAGCCGGTGTACGGGTCAACCATGATGTCAAGGCCACTATAGAAGCCAATCAGAATGTCGCTGAAGTTGGCAAACACCGCAGTGCTGTTTGGCATCGAGTTCGAGACGTAGGCTGGATAGCCGTTGATGGTGTTGTTTGTCTCGTAGATGAAGTTGGCGCTGGTGCCTGTAGCAGACTTTTCAGTCGTCTTCAGGGTGCCACGCAGCGCTGCGTTCATCATGTAACCCAAGCTGCCAAGCAGAGCGTTGTCGGTGCTCAGGGAAGCTTCCGCGTTCACATAGTCAACGAACGTGGTAAAGCCAGATTCGGTGTTAATGCCGGTGGTGTTCAGGAAGCCCAAAGGCAGAGAGCCCACGCCAGTACCGTTAATGGCTTGGTTCTCAACCTCAATCGCAATTGAAGTGGCCAAGTCACGGCGGACAAGGCTTTCAATGTCGATGGTGGACTGGAGCAGCAGGCGCCTTGAGTAGTCAGTCAACGCACCAATGGTGCGAGGCTGCATTGTCACCTGATCCACAGTCAGAGCTGATTCGGTGATCGCGGCGGATTCCGCAACGTGGAACACGGTCGCGCCGCCACTCTGCCGAGGCAAAGCAATCATGCCTTGAAGACCCGTGAGCACAGTTGCGCCAGCGGTCTGCAACGTAAGTGCCTTGCGGAGCAGGTCGATGAAGCTTTCGCTTAGCAGCTCAGTAGCAACCAAATCGCCACCGGCAGAGGCAGAGCCAACCGTCAGGTCCCGGCGGCCATAACCAAGCACATCAGCAGGCACAAGGAAGCCACGAGCCTCCTTGCCGGATTTCTGCTGTGCAGCACGGCTAACTTCCATCTCAAAAGCAGCAGCCCGTTGAGCCTCAATGCTGTTGGGGTGAGCTAGAGCATTGATGGCACGAAGGAAGGAGAACTGCTTGCGCTCAGCAGTGCTGAGGCCAATTTCAGCATCCTTAGGGTTGACGGGCTTTTCTTTCACGCCCATCTTCTCAAGCAGTGCTGAACGAAGTTCGTCCAGGCCACGAGAGTTGGAAATAAACTCTTGAGCTAGCTCAGAGTTTCCGGTACGTTGCCCAAGGGCAATCATTTCAGCAAATTCCCTCGCTTTAGCTTGGCCAGCTTCAGCGCGGATAGCATCAAGGTTGACAGGTTGTTCCACTGTTTGAACTCCGTTGTTAGGGGTTGACTGGACGGCTGAAGCCGCTTGTGTGTCTTCATTATGATAGAAGGCACGGCCTAGGCCAACTGATGCGTCAGCAGGCGCGGTAACTAGACTGATCTCGAACGGTTGGTAGCTGGTAGCACGATAGGTCACCGGGGTGGTGGTCCTATCCTCTTCCATCTCATTAATCTTGTAGCCAAAGCTGACATTGCGGATAATTCCGTCCTTAATCAGCTCTTGCATTTCACGGCCTAGGTCGTTGTTGGCAAGTTTTACCTCGGCATAGGCACGTTTCTTTTTGATGTAGGCCCTTTCAACAACGCCGATAATGCGGTCTACATCATGGTTGTAAAGCAGTGGAGCGCCGTCATTTAGACGCGCCATATCCATGGATTTTTCATCCATGCTGAGCACCTCCATGCCGTAGTACCGCTCTACAGGCGTTTCACTTGCAAAGGAGAAGGTGAAGCGCCGGTCATTTGCCTCAGCAAATTCGGTGCTTGTTGCTCTGGTCAGGATCTTGCCTTCCAAGAAGCGCAACGCTGCGATCTTGGTAAGCGTTGAAAACCTGTGCCCAACGATTCGGTCAGTCTCCTCGTAGCTGCCATCATCCTCCCGGTACACCCGGATCAAGGCAGCAGGGTTGTCCTCTGTTGCGTTGATGGTGAATGAAGAGTCAGGTACATCAGCCGATCCTTCCCTGATGATGCGGGTGATCTTGCCTCGTGCCATGCCACCGCTGCTGTCCCATTCCACGAAGTCGCCAACCTTTAGGCCGCCGGGCTCAGCGCGATAGGTTTCCTCCACAGCAGCTTCCTCTTCAATCTCTTCGATTGAGCGGTCTTCTGCGTTTTTAATGGCGGTTGATTTCATAGCACTCCATGTTTGTCCGGGGTCACCCCCCCATGCCGCCCATGCTACCCGACCAGGAGAGGGGTAATCGTCACCAGGGCTAAAGCCTTTGCCTTTTTTGTCTACCTCATGGCGAGCAAACCATGCGTTCATCTGAATTACAACGTCAGG